ATCATCCTCAGTAACATCTTGGTCTTCTTTATCATCCTCGCTTGCCTGAGTCTGTCTTAAGTCAACTCTAGCTATACCATCATCTTCGTTATTTTCTTCAGAAGCATTTTCTAAAACTTCCTTCTCTTTCTCCTGTATAGATTTTTCTTCTACTGATTCAACTTTTTTTACTTCCATTACATTTAATTTTATTTTACAAATTTAAGTATTATTTTTAATACCCTATCTAGGGGTAAATTCTTCCAGTCCAAAACCATCAAGAGTGTCCTCACTGCTCTCAAACTCTACTGGTGGGAGGTTTTTCTTTCTTTGTTCTATAAGCTTAGACTGCTGTTCGTTATTTAGAGTAATCCTTTCATCTTTTCTATTTTCTTTCATTTCCTCTCTATCCGTAAGAGATTTAGCATCTACACCTTTTAATTGCATATTCATTTGGAACTCTAGTTGCATTAGCTCTGACTTAACAGACGCCTCTCCTCTCATTCGCTCGATGTCAATTAAAGCTTGAGATTTAGCGAGTTGTAATTTAGACTGTGTCTCTGCTTGCTGTTTTTGCATAGCCATTTGAGCAGCCATCTGCTGAGATTGCTGATTAATCTGAGCTTGCATTTGTTGCTCAGCTACTTTAGCTTCTTGAAGTCTTTGCTCTTTTCTTTTACGTCTAAGTTTTAGCATCTGATTAGCTAACTTGACGTTCTTTATTTCTCTTATATCAATAGCATCTTCTAAGTCAATACTATCTCTACTTAGTGCAATCTGTATATTAGCTTCTAACTTCTCTCTTTCTTCAGCATCAGGAGATACTTCTATAAATATTCCAAAGTCATGTAAGTACAAGTGACTTATCTCGTCTAATAAGTCTACATTGTTCTTACCTATTTGTGTCACAAATTCCTCACGGTAAGGTGCGTGCTCTATTATGTCAGATATTCTAAGAGATACTGCCTCAGCTAAGTCTCTAGTCATATCTAATCCTGCGTCTAGTATGTGCCTAGTGGCTGTGTTTGAGTTTAAAGCTGCTATTTTTTGAAGTCCTACTAACGAATTAGGGTCAGGAGAACTTCCGTCTCTAGCCTCATTAAGCCCTGTCACGTCTCTAATCATGTTTAGATAGTGATTATAAAGACTTATAAGTGTAGATATCTTAGTGTTACCTGAACTTTTGTTGAGTTCTTGTATTGGTACTTTAGCGTTGTTAAACTCGTTATCCTCATTGAAAGACCTACCTACAACACTACCTGTTTGGAAGTAAAGCTTAAGTGCTTCTGAAGGATTGTATTCTTGTCCATTACCTAGGTCAATAGAGTGCAATCCATCTGCATCTATATACACCCCATCAGGAACAACTCTAGATGATACTTGTTGCAGCTTTAAGTGTGTTAGCTGTATCTGGTCAGCAAACGGTATCATTCTTTGAACCAAGGACTGTATTGAACCTTTGTACATTCTAGGAGCACAACCAACATAATTAGGTAGTGCTTTCTGTGAAGCTGACTTAGGTCTTATCATGTTCTTAGATACCTCCCACTTTAACATGATATCAGAACCCATAACCTTAACACCTTCATACCAAACCTCTATAGTTTTTTCTACAACCTCAAAGTTTTTTTCTTCTTGCACATCCTCTGGGGCATTGAAGTCACCCTCTCTCTCAATCATTCTACTACCACCTTCTTCTAATATTCTCTTCTTATAAACGAACCTCTTATCCATTTTATAGTTGAAAAATAAAAGAGTAGCACTATCGCTACTGAACATAGTGTTATGGTCTTGCTGACCTCTCTCGTATCTATCGTACCAAGCCTGATTGAACTGAGTTATTCTATCTATATCCTCGTCTTTTAACGTAGGGTCTATTTTTCTTAACTCTGTCTTAGGAACGGTTTTAACCTCTCCCCAATAAAAACAATCCTTAAAGTTAGGGTCTTCTGTATAAGACCAAACCATATCAGAAGGGTCAACATAACTCATCTTAATTCCGTCTCCCTTACGAAACTCCTGCTTAGCAAAAGCCACACCTAAAACGGTCTGGTCGTAATCTGCTCTCTTCTTAAGGTCTTGGAACTTATTGTCTTGGAATATAGTATTTATAGCAGACTCGTTTGCTATCTCTATAGAGTCTTTATAGTCTAACTGCATTCTTAGAGTTAACTCTTGTTCACTTTCTGGAAGCTCGTAAGGGTCGTTACTGAAAGTGTTTATGCCGAAATCGTCTTGGATTTGAAACAACAAATCCTTAGCGACCATCTCTGCTTCTATATTCTCTTGGTACTTATTTCTTTTTTCTATAGATGTTGCGTCCTGAGCTTTAGCTTTCACCGTAAAAAGCCTGTTGCTCATACCATTCACAACAATATCAACGAACTTAGGTATGACATGAATATTAGTCCAGTCCAAGTTTAAATGTGATAAGTCACCGTCAACAGCTATTTCATCTTTATAGTTACCTACACTTTGTTCTGCTCTAGCGTACAGCCTTCTTCTGTGAAACTCATTTCTTTGGCTGTAAAATTTAGAAGTAGAACCACCTTCATAAAACCATTCATACTCAATAGCCCTACCTATTTGAGCACCTGTTTCTGGATTATCTTTCTCAGACTCAGGTATCTCGTTGGAAGGAAAAAAAGCTTTTCCTATATTAATATCTACTTCTTTCATTGTAAAATTTTACTTCTTCTTCCTTTGTTGTCGTATTTCGCAAAGTTAACACTTATTTTATTCTTGGTTTTAGCCGATTTATAAAACGAAGCCATATTAGCCATGGCAGCTAAACTCGATGCGACAGTAATATCAAACTTTTCTCGATTATCTATGTCAAATTTAGCCCAATCTTCTAGCATCCTGTTAAAATAAACGTCACCCATACTTCCTGCTTCTCTATATCTACCCTCCATATCTATACCTACATACTTCTCGATATATATCTCTAAAGCCTCAGACTGAGCTAACTTACTTTCTCCTGATGATGGTATTCCTCCTAGTTCCTTTTCTGTAGGTGATAACTTCCTAGAGTCAGGTCTGTTGATAGAGAAGTGTCTACAACCATTGTTCTTTAAGTAATAAAGCATTCTAGGTTTATTATTCTCAAACAATCCTGACATACCGTAGAACCACATTGCCTTTAACACCTCTTTATAGAATATCTCTGGTGTGCTTGGTCTTGCTATATACTGAAGAAAAAAATGATTGGTTGGTGCATCCTCCATGTGATACTTAGTAAGCCCTGATAACGCACCCTTAGAACCTCCACCACCTACAACTCCCTTTATATCATAGCTATCACAACCGAACGAACCTATATGGTTATTTAATGGTCTGTAAGAACCGTTTACTTTTTCTACTCTATTCTGAAGTTCTCTTTTAGGAATCCAAGATACTAAGAAATTACCTCTTATATCAGGAGAAAAATACACCTCCGTAAACTCTTCTCCATTAGCCCAATTAAAGTTACCTCTTGTAACTAACTGACTACTCATCATAGAGTCGTTGTAGTCTATCTGTTGGTATATCTTTGTTAGGTTATATAATGAGTTTTTAGCCTCATCCCTGAAGGCGTGAGACTCTGTTCTCGGAAACTGTCTGTAGAACTCATTTAGTGAGTCTGGGTCTGACCTTAATCCTTCGCTCTCGTTGTTCCAATGGTCTATAACCCCTTGTTCAATCATTAATCCATCAACACCAAGCACTGGCTTCTCTGGGGTATAAAACACAGGGAAACCGTATCTATCAATAAAGCCTTCATAGTTCCACTCCATAGGAATAAATAAGCTATAAAGTCCTGTCTTCGTTTGACCGTTCTTATCTCTTTCTTCTACGTTTGAGTTTTGGAATAGTTTTTTAAAGTTTTCACCACCCTTATTAGCAGAGTTACAAGTCGAACCCATCATACACTTACCTATAACTCTACGACCTACCTTTAAACAAGTCTTAGCTACACGCCAATGGTTGAGAATATTTTGTGGTTTCAGTATCTTACCAGACTCATCTTCTACTAGCAACTTAAGTTTTTGACCATCATAAGAGTTGTCATCTGTAGATTTCCAATCTATAGTAGTATTAAGACCTTCAACATCATCATCATCGAAAGCATCCATGTTCTTCTTAGTTATCCTAGAAGCTGGCACTCTGTATGATATCTCAGTCTTAGGCTTATCCATACCATCTTGCACAGGTTTGAAGAAAAACGGATAATTCAATGATATAGGGACAACCTTACCTGTAAACATCTTTTTAGCATCTTGACCCGTCTTAGACATCATACCTAAGTCAGAGTCTTTTACAAGAGTACCTATATTAACTAATTCGCTAGAAGCCATAAAAGAAAAACCTGAACGTCTGTTCTTTAGGTAGACCATTCCATAGCATCTAGGGTCAGCCTTACAAGCCTCCCAAAACAAATAAAATACTCTATTAGACTCTCTATACTCAGGATGACCTACATCTATTTTTGTCCACTGAAGGTACATATAATATGAACCTGTTATGTAAGTTGGCACACCATTATTCATGAACCAAAAACCGTACTCACGCCTATCAAATTCTTCTTCTATGTAAGATACCCATTGGCTTTTGAAGTTGTTATCTGTTTTCTTCCATTGGAATATAGACTTAACTCTAGACATAGCCTTTGGTACATCGAAGGGTTGCCAATATTGGTCTTTTTGTTTCTTAGAATTAGAGTGTACTTTTTTAGGTACGTCAGGAAGTCCTATCCTAAGACCTGATATATTGTATATATCGCCTAAAGTTCCATCCTTAGATATAACAACCACGTCATATTTCTCGTCATAACCATACTCCCAGTTCTTTTTTAATCTTATTCTTTTGGGTATATCATTATCTAAGAAATATAAGCTACTTGGCTCTTCGCTCTGCGAATGTTTCGTAGTTTTTTGGCTCACCCTGCTTAGCTTGTTCGTCTATTAAATTATTTTCCTCCTCTATCTTACTAAGTATCTCTAAAGCATCGAATATGGCTAATTTTTTAGCTGCTGCTGCATTTTTTAGTTTGTCTGCACCAATACCCTCATCATCAACTATTATCTTCTCTCTAGCGACCTTTATAAGCTCTTTTACGGCTTGTTCACCTGAGCTTATGATATCCTTTTTGATTTTAGTTACATTCATAGTACAGCTGTTATATTTTTAGTAAACATTCTGTAAACTTTCTCACCTTCTATATTGAAAGCATACTCGCTGTCAGGCTCAAATATCACCTTGTCTTTAGGTTTAACACCTAAATCTAATAGTTCTTGATTTATGATGAATATTTCCCCCGTCAATGGTTGCTCATTTAGAGAGGTATATATCTCTTGCTCTTCATAACTCAAAGGCTTAACAAAGCAATACTTATCAAAGCAATTCCAACCTTTGTCGTTTTTATAAGCAAAGAACTGAGTTTCGTCAACAAAAAAGGTGTTATCTTTTAAAAAACTCCTACCGCTTACTTCTCTGCCCTTCATGTCTAGTTGTATTCTAAATACGTTATGGTGTACAACAAGAATGTCTCCAATTTTTATGCCCCCCTTGTAATTATTAGGAGTCTCTAAAACTTTAGCAAACCTATTAGTTGTTTTATAATCCTCAAAGTCATTGCTTAAGAGCATTTCTTTATCTCCTATAGTCTTGACGTTATCATATCTATAACCGTTCAAAGGTTCTACTATGAAGTAAAATGGGGATTTCATAAACTAAAAGTTAAGGTCTGCTTCTTGTATCACAGGCATATTCACTATTTTCTTCCATTCAAAAATGCCGTCATCGCCCTTTACGAATATCTTATAGTCTCCTGAGTCTAGTTCTTCAATATACTCTATAGTATAATTGCCTCCCACTACAGATTGCCCTGCGTAATAGTGCATAGCATTTTTGTAGTCTGCACCTACGGATAACTTTCTAATTATCATGAATATCTCCTGTTTCAGGGTCTATCTTAACGTCTCCGTACTTTTCCTTTATAGACTTAATATTTTCTGATAGCTGTAAGTCTACTTGGTTTGCAGAATGCAACAGCTCGTGCTTTTTGCCTTCTATAGATGCAATTTCGTAGTAAATGTTACTCTTTTTGGCTTGTAGAGATTTAATATTCTCTAGCTCTTTTTTACTTATCTTTTTCATTTTATTTTAATTTATGTCACAAATATAGTTATTTTTTGTGACGTGATAACTTTATTTAAAACCTAATTTGATTATGCACTCCGTTT